AAACGCCTATACGTATGCGGCAGAAATTTTTCGGGCCGCGTTTTTTCTTTGCGGGCGCCAGCAACAGGCAACTGGACACCTGGGTTCTTGAATTCTGACGCACTCCGTCAAAAAAAACAGGCGAAAAAAAAGAATTGGTTCGAGCGTATCGCCCGCAAACCGCAAAGCGGCGGCGATTATCGGTGAAAACAGGCTATATACTCGGAATAATCCTAAAACAATTGCCCCAGTTGGGCCGATATCGCTTGTTTTGGGCACTATTCGAGAGTTGATTTTTGCCGATTGCCAGCAATGGCCCTGGGACTCCATATGAGGCACTATCTTGACCGGTCGGCCAGTGAGTCGTTTGTCGCGCGATAGTTCGCCACGCGGCAACGTCGCAAGCTTTTTGGCGGGGGCGTCGCTATATATCGAGCGGACTTGATTTGTCGGGCCTTGGTAGGCCGCTGAAGTCGGAAAGGAGCTTAAACTTGAACGAATCTTGATTTATTGGTACGACCACAGTATCGACGATGTGACCGAACCGGCCGACGCGGATCGGCCTGAATCCCGCCGCCTGGGCGCGGCGGCAGAACCACAAGCACTCGCAAGCGGCCTGGGCCGTCCCGTTGTCAGTCAGCTCAAAATGGAACCATGGCCGCGGGATCGTCTCCAGGGCGTGCCGCGAGATTCGGAGCGCCCCGCAGCCGAGGTTGCCCTCGCCCTCGTGCGCGATTCCGCCGTTCGGATCGATGTACATGGCGCCCGCAACGTCGGCGTCGGTCGCCAGCAGTTCGTCCGATTCCGGTAGCGGGACCATATCGGCGTCGATCAATAAAAGATGCGTCGAATCGGTCATTGTCAAAAACCAATCGCAAATCCGGTTGCGCCACATGGCGACCAGATCGGGATATGTTTTTGCGCTGATATGTGTCGCATAGGCCAGGTTGCCGGTCCTCTCGGCCCAGCCGCGCAGAACACCGTTGACCGGCGCCCCGTCCATTATCACTATCTGAATTTTTTTATCCATGGCCTCAAGCCGGCGGCGTCGCCGTAACGCTGCAAATGTGCCCGTTAGCGTCCCACCATATCAGCATATCGTAGCCCGCCGGTACGGAGCAGCTACAGCAGCATGAGCCCTGCGTGGTATGGCGGATCGCCATTATATCATCATCATCAGATACATTGATATTCTCGACCTTGACATTCTCTTCGTTCGGCGTGCCCGCTGATGTCCCGCCCCGCATCTGATCCTCGAGGTAGTCGAGGTCGTCGGCCGCATCGACCTTTACCCGCCCGTCGGACGCACCGCCGGAACCGCCGCCCACAGCGCCCATGAGTCTAACGATTGCCCATTGATCGCCCGTACCGGACTCGATGTGCAAAATCTGAGCCGTACCGGTCGACCCGCTGGCAAGTGTGCTGGAGTCGCCGTCACTGATGTCGGCGTACTCATGCCCGGAATCCGTTACGTTGATCTGACACGCGACCACGCCGTCGACTACCGCCCGGCCAATCTCGCCGTTCGGAATCGCAACGTCCAGGACGGCGAACTTGCCCTCGTGGGTTCCCGCCTCCGGCGTGTCGCCGGTCAATACGATCCGCTCGAAGAATCCGTCGTCAGTCGATGTGAAGACGCATCCGGTTATGCCGATAATCTCGTGACGGTCGAGGTCGGATCCGCTATCGTTGCGGATCAGAATAGGCAGGCCGGTCAACTCGCGGCTACGGGGCCGCGACGCGTCGTGCCGTCGGTCCCTGGCGTCCCTGGCGGCGTCCAACATCTGATTCCAGATCGGGGCGCGAATCTCCAGCGGATCGCCCGCCTTAACATGGGTCAAGCCCTTGTTCATGCGGCGTCCTCAAACAAATCGACGGATGCGAATACGCCCTTGCCGAGCGTGCCGCCGCCTGCTGTGGCGACGACTACGATTTCCAGCACGTCGTCGACCGCCAGGGTCGCGGTATCGACCACGCCGTCAACAACATCATAGGCGGAATCGCCGCTGTCCAGCGATATGGGGGCCGTCAAAATACTGGCCCCGTTTTTATGTAAATCGACCGTGATCGTCGCGGCCCCGATATTGGCGACTACACTGCCGGCCTTAATCGACTGAATGTCGCCGGTAGCGCCCTCGACCACGTGGATCACCCGGTCCTCAGACGCCGCGGTCGTGTCACTCTCCTGAGAATATATCAGCCTATGTTGATGCTCCAGTTTCGACGCCGCGATTCCGGCCGCACTGGCGACAGTAGCATCGGCGACGGAGCCCGCCGGCAGGTTGACCGAAAGAAGCGTCACCGCGCCCCGAAACTGGCCTTCTTCTTCTACTCTGAACATATCAATGATCCTTAATGTTTGGTTTTATGGTACGAGGTCCGCGAAGTTGCCCGACTCGTAGACCTGCTCGACGTAGACCGCCCGAGGCTGCTTGGCCGTCTTGCCGCCGTTCGCAACGTCAGAATAGAGCACCCAAAGATACTCCCATCCCAATTTATTGATACCTGTAATCGCGCCAACGGTCTTGCCCGTAACGTTCGGGCTCGACGCAAAGTTGTAAGTGATCTCCCACGCCCCATCGCCGCGCTTCGAGCCGGTGGCGCCTTCGAATAGGCACTCGCCGATCGCGAACCCCTGAAAAGGCGCATTATTCGTCTTGGCAGTCAAATTAAATAATCGGCCTTTGTAGGCGTTATTGACCTTAGAATCCGGAACCACGTGCATCTCGGACCAACGATAAATCGGGTTGAGGATGTCCACGCCGTCAACGGAGCCCTCGTCGGTAGCGTTAATCGCGCCCTTGAAGTCGGTCGCGGTCTTACCGGCCGGCGCGTAGCTGTTAACCGTACTGATAGATTGCGTTATGTGCATCGACCCGCCGGACGTGTTGAAGCTGAAGGTGGTCGATCCTTCGGCGGGCGTCACGTCCTCGGCGTCGGCATATTCCGCTTCGCCGATCCATTTGTCGGACGAGCCGTCCATCGGGGTAACGCGCAAAGACTGCAGGGCCAGATCCCCGAACGTGCTCGGCGCCGTATCGCCGAGTAGCGCTATAGCGGCGGTCTCCGATGTTTCGCCCAGGATAATATACTGTTTTTGATACCGCCCGGCGTCGCCTATCTGCAATTCGCCCGACCCTAGTTTTTCGGCTATCGTTGCTGTCATCTAGCGAACCTCGGACGCATGCCCATTTTTCGGTTTATGTTCTTGGTGTTCTCGGCTGTCTTTTCGGCCGCCTTGGCCGTCCGCTCTTGCGGACTAGTACCGCCGGCCCCCAGGGCGCCGAGGTTCAGCGAGCTAAAAGTGCCCGAGGCCATGCCTCCGGCGGCGCCGAACATGCCGCCTGGTGATGTTTTGAGTTCGTCAAGCAGTTTCGCGATTTTGCTGCCCAGCCCGCCAGGCGCCCCGGCGGCTTCCGGCCCCTTATCGCCGCCCGACTCGTAATCTGATCTTTTTCGCCTCGCCTCGGCAATAGCTGCGTCCAAGGCGGCTTGGGCCGCTTTTTGTTCGCCTGTAACTTCGCCCGTGGCGGCCAGGAGCCCCCTGCTAATCTCGACCATGCGATCTTCAAAGTTCTTTTGGACATCTTTAACTTTGTTGTTATAAAACGCATCAGACTTCGCGATCTCGGCGTCCATGCCCTCTTTAGTGCCAATCACCCTCCGCCGATACCTGGCCTCGTTCTCGGCTATCGCCGCCGCCTCGCGATCGCCGCTCATTGTGGCCTTGATCGCCAGATTGACGGCCTCCTTTTCCGCCCACGCCCCGATCGCTTTCGTCGAGGCCTTAAATTGAGTCCAGAAATTCTGGGCGCTCTTCGCAACCCATAGCATCGCCTCGGCGACGCCTTTTGCAGCCACCCAAAAAACTGCTTGGAAGCCGTGTGCAAATTCCGTCCAAAGCATTTCCAATGCGGCGATGCCATTGATCCAGGCGGCCTTGAGGCCGAGCCATGCGATATTCGCGGCGAGCGATATATCGCCCGCGGCAAGCGCGTCGCTGATTCCGGTCCACATGGCGGCGGCCCAGTTTTTTAGATCGGTAAATTTTTTCCCGAGCCAATCCAGCGCCTGGCCCCCCGCCTTTGACGTTGCGACCAGGTAGCCGCCCAGAGCGCCGACCGCGACAATCACGGCGGCCAGCGGTGTGAGCAGTAGCCACGCCGCGATCTTAAACGCGACGAATGCCAGTTTGGCGACAGTCACAGCCCCGGCCAGTGCGCCCATCGCAAACGCGACAGCCTTCATCGCGACACCCAGGGCGATAAGCGACGCGCCGGCGGCGAAAATGACGCCAGTGACCCTGGCGATCGTGGCCAGCAGATCCTTGTTTTGCGATGCCCATTCTGTGACGGAACCCGCCGCGCGTGTCATCCAATCCGATATAGCGGAAATCGTTGGTGCGAGCGATTCGCCTATTGCGATCTGTACGCCCTCGACGGCCGACCAGAGTTTACGGAATGATCCGCCGAGCGTATCATCCATAATCTTAGATGTTCGGGCGGATGTGCCGCCAACGTCGGCGAGGACCGCCTGCATGTTCTTAAAATTTGACCCGCGCGCCAGCTTGAGAGCGGAGGCGCTGCCCCGGCCGAACAGCGTCTCGAAGATCGACAGACGCTGGGCTGTCCCCATCTTCGCGGTGGCCTGCCCCAGGTCCGAAATAATGTCAGCGACCTTCCGCAGATTGCCGCCAGCGTCGACAGCCCGCACGCCCAGATCTGAAAGGGTGTCCCTGGCGCCTGTCGTCGCCAGGTTCTTGTAAGCGCGGGCCAGGGCGGTCCCCGCCATCGATCCCTTAATTCCGTTATTGGCCAGCACGCCGAGCGCGGCGGCAGTGTCGCGGATATTCTCGCCGGCCTCCGCAGCTAAAGGCGCGACGTACTTCATCGACTCGCCGATATCCTCGAGGCCTTGGGCGGAATTGTTAGCGGTGGCCGTCAACACGTCGGCGATATAAGCTGTGTCTTTGGCCGCCAGGCCGAACCCCCGCATCGCCGCCGATGCGATCTCGGCCGCACGAGGCAGGTCTGTAGCTGTCGCGCGGGCGAGGTCCAGGACTGGTCCTATAGAGTCGAGGATCTCGGCGGGCTTGAATCCGGCCCGGCCGAGTTCGGTCATCGCCCCCGCAACCTGGGCGGCGGTAAAAGATGTCGTCCGGCCGAGCTCCTTCGCCATCTCCGTGAGGCCGGCGAATTCGCCGGCCGTTGCGCCAGTGACCGCGCGGGTCTGCGCCATCTGGTCGCTAAAGCCCGCGAATGTCCTCGTCGCAAACGCAATGCCCGCGATCATCGGCGCCGTGGCCGTTACCATTTTCGCGCCGAGAACTTGTAGCCGCCGCCCGAAAGCACGGACGCGCGACCTCGCCTCAAGCAGCCCGCGCACGAGCTTACTGTTGTCGGCGTAAAGCTCGACGAATGCCCGACCGGCCTTGACTCCGCGTCTACTCATATTGATCTCGCTCCGTATATCAATGCGTCGATATTATGCCGTCGCGTCCGGCTTGGCCGCCTCGGCCAGCGCCTGCTTGACCTTATCGGCCAGAACCGCGTCAGCCTTGACTTCATCTCGCTCGGCCTGTGCCTTGCCCGCGTCGCGCTTTTTCTTGACGGCGTACCCGCCCGCGCCGATCCCGAACGTGCCGAGGATCGCCATTATCTCCGGTGCGTACCGCTCGTAGATCCCCACGCCCCGCTGCATGGTCTCGACCGCCTTGGCCGCCGTCTTGTCGGCCGAGTCCATGACCTTATCGACAACCGTAGATGCGTCTGGGCGACTTGCCGCCATTTGGCCGGCTATCGCCGACAGCTTGTCCACCGCGTCGGCGGTAGCCGCGGCCAGCTTGTCAACCTCCGGCGATCTTGTATCGTCCGGCGATCTCGGCTCCGGGATCGCCGCCGCCACCTGGTCAGTCATCTGCGCGACTTCCGCGACGGCTCCCATCCGGTCCGCGATCTGTGCGGGCTTGGCCTCCGGCTTAGCGATGTCCTCGGCCAGCGACGACAATCGCACGCTGGCGATACCCATCGCCCGAGCGCGGAGGTCGGACCGCAACCGGGCGGTCTTGACCTGGTCGTCTTTGTACGCCCACTGCCCCGCCTCGACCGCGGCCAGAGGGGCAACGTCGAGCGGATTTTTCGGAGGACCGGCGTAGGCGGCCGCAGGCCTGGTCATCCTGGCCAGGGCCTTAGAAGCCGCCGAGCCCGGTCGGGCGCCCGTGGCGATTAGTTGCGCGGCCAGATCGTCGGCGCCCTGCGCCGATTGCCTCTGCTCCTCGCCGGGCGCCAGACGCAACCCGGCGATGGTCATATCGGCGCAGCCAGAAACGAGCAGGGGCGATATCAATAGTATCGCAGCACAGGCCGACAGGCCAAACATTTTCAATTTTTGATTCATTGTTTCATTCTCCTTATTGCCTGCTTCAGGTCCTTAATGTCACTCTCCGGCCCCGGCTCCGGCTGGCCGTCGTCGTCGCTGTAAGGCGTAAAATCGGACGGCTTGGCCGGGTTGCCCTTTTTCGGATCGCGGTTTATGTTGACTAGCAACGACATCATGGTTGACGCCACGCGCCACCGCGCCCTGTCGCCGCCCTCCGCGAGCCACACCAACTCGCGGAGGGTGAGCGGGCCAGGGTCAACACCTACCGATCCGGCAAGGAGCCAGACATCGCGCCATCGATCAATGTCGTCATGTCGATCTGCTCGATCTTCATCTCCGCCTTCGCTATCGCCAGCCGGATTATCTCGGCCTGGGTCTCGACCGCCCTCGACCGGTCGGTCCGGCCCCGGCCTCGGAAAAAATCCACCAGGTCCTCGTAAAAGGCATCCTGTGCGGCTAGCAAAGTCGCCCCGTCGAAGGCGTCCATGATATCATCGGCGCCCACGCCGTGAGCGTCAAACTGACCGCTCAGCAGTTCGCACAACACCTCGCCGAGCAGGATTTCGTCCGTGCCCAGGCGGGTCAGCAGCGGCGGATCGCCCTGCTCCGGCTGGAGCAGGTCGATGTCCAGCTTATCGCGCAAGCGCTTCGCCGCGCCGAGCGTGATCGCGATTTCCCAAATGCGACCGGATTTATCGGTAAATGTTTTCATGTAAGTTCCTTGATGCGTTATGCCGCTGCGGATACCGTTACGGTAACGTCGGCGGTGGCGTATGGCAGGCCCGAAGTGGTGTGCGCGACCTTGACCGTCAGCGTATGAACCGTGCCCTCGGCGCCGAGCGATGTATTGTCAGCAATCGTTACCTCGCCGTCAGCAGCATCGATCGCGAATACACCAGCGACCGTTTGGGAGGTGATCGAGAATACCTCCGCCTCGTCGGACATATCGTCGCCCTGCGATGCGACCACATCGCCTACAACTGTAGAGTTCACGGACGCGGCCGGAACAGTGAGCGCCTGACCGTCGGCGATGATCGGAGGCTCAAGCCACTTGTCCCAGACGGCCAGCTTGGCCGTTACGGGGACGGTAACGCCCTCCTCGAGAGGCTCGTTGCGGCTGAATTTCGTTATCGAAAAATCGCCGACAGGCCCTTCGGAATCCTCGCCGGCCATCGCGCCGGTAAGAAACGCCATACGTACATTTGTTCCGCCGAGGAACGCATCCTTCAGCGCTTGGAATCCGGCGTCGCCGGGCTTCCAGAGCATCTCGAATTCGGCGTTGCATTCGCGCAACGTCGACGCCGTAGCGCGCCATCCGCTGTTCGCACGCGTGGTCACATCGGCCTCGCCCGATTCGAGTGAAAGCGATACGTCCTTGACGTTAGTCAGTTCAGTAAGCGCCGACAACGCGGCGCTCTCGGCGCCGTAGAACGCTTTGGCGTTCATCCCGATTAGAAAAGTATCAGACATTTTATGCTCCTATTAGCTTATGTTCATTTGATCGAATCCCGCCACATGCCGGGAAGCTTCGGTAAGTTTTCGTCCATCGCCGGACCCATAAACGGCCTGGCCTTGATATATTTCCGCTCGCGCCTCGGCCTGGTGGGGCTGCCCCGAACTATCGTAGCCATGCCGCCATGTTCCAGGGCGAAAGGCGCATCTTCGCTCCGCCGATTAAGCTTCATCGGCCCGATTATAACGTTGCGGCGGTCCGGGTCGGCGTTGAAGATTATCGTTTTTTTCAGCAGCCCGGTTCGGCTCGTCGGCGGTTTGCCGGGCGCCGAGACCTTCTTGCGCTTGCGGATCGACTGCCTGGCCGTCCGGCGAACGAACGCGCCGAACTTTTTGAGCACGCCATAGGTCGCGCGGTCCGCCGCCCGGACGACCTTGGACGCCTCCATCACTATTTTGCCGGCCGCTGCGCCAAACATAGAAAAATCCCGTTACTTAAGTAGCCGATACGTCAGTGTAATCACAGACGTAAAGACAAGACTCTCCGCCAGATGCTCGGGCGAGTATATCGGATCGTTATCCATTGATACGAAAACAACGCCGTCCGGGCCGGAGACCGTCAACTGCCGGTCCGCCATGTAAAAGCCGATATCCTCGACCAATTCCATCAAATCTTCTATTGACGAATCAACATCTTTTGCAACCTTCTGCTGGATGCCGATATCGACCGAAACGTCGCACAGGCGGTGCGACCTGGTAGCCTGCTCGATGCCGATGGATTTCGGGACTACGGAAACCTTCACTTCCGACAGGTCCGCGATCTCGAATTTAGGCAGCACACGCCGAACGGCGGTAAACGCCGTGCCGAACGTGCCAGCATCGGCCCCGTTCAATTCGTCGGCCACAGCGTCGGCGATGTCAGTTACTGTATTCATGGATCGAGTTACCCGGATATCACCATAGCAGCCGCGGTAGCGGCGAACGTGCCGACAATGCCGATAAGCAGCCACACCAGGCGGCTACGGCCTACCCTGTCCTGTTCCAGCCGGTCGATTCTGGTCGTTATGCCCGGCTTACCGTTACCGCGCAACGAAACG